GTAACTGTACAATGATAAAAGAGGAACATTTTATACCTGTTTTATTAGATGAATTATGTGTAGGTAAATACATGGAAACTGCTAATTTAAATGATAGCAATGATATTTATTCTTATGAAACTAAAAGTCTTACATCAGCAAGATGTAAAGAATACGAAACAGAACCATTGTGTAGGATAGTTAAAGAAGAATCTTATTGGCATGAAAACAATTCTATACATACAATGGATAATATATTTTCATATAATGCAGAAAAATATATTAGAGTTAAATATATTGAAAATGATATACAATTTGAACATCAGCATGATTATTTTATATTTGTTAGAACATTATATAGTATAATTTGGGATATAGCCAGAAGTCAATTATTATTAGATACATATGATTGGACTAATGATGATAATTACAAGATTAAAGACATTACAATATTTAATCGTAGTCTATCTTATTATGGAAATAAAGTATATGAAGAGAATAATGGACCTTATAATGATTCTTTTTTGTATTATTTAAAACGTGATAAAGAACAACCTGATAATATAAACAAAGGATGTATAAGACTTCAATGTTTAATTAGTTCACTTGAAGATATTAAATATTCATGTAATTCAGATGAACCAGCTACTTACAAAGTTAAATATCAAACATACAAATTGTTTGGAGAATTATTTTCAAATCCTGATTGTTTTAAAGGTAAAGAAAATATATTTAATATCATTTCTGTTATTAAAAATAGTTCTACACCTAAAGACAATGATATAAAACAAAAAATAGATGACTTATATGAAGAGTTTATAAGTTTACAGTCTATTTTAAAACTAGCAATGAATAATTGGGTAATCAATTATCATGAAAAAGAGCTAAGGAGGCTTACAAATGGAAAAACTGACATTAATATTGAAAACCTCAATTTATAATCAGATACAACACCTATTAAAACTCTATCCTAATACAGAATGGAGCGGACTAGGTTTTTATAATAAAATAGAACCAGATGAAAGAGGATGGGCTGAAAAATGGGAATTAGAAGCATTCTTTCCACTTGATTTAGGTAGCACAGCAGCTACTGAATTTAGTGGTGAAGATGAACTTAAATTTCTAGATACAGTTTATGATAAATATCCTAAATTACGTAAATGTTTTAGAGGATTAATTCATAGTCATCATTCATTAGGTGGTGGAGCATTCTTTAGTGGAACTGATAAAGGACATTTAGAAGAATGTGCTAATTCAGTATGTTATCCATCATTAGTTGTAGCTTTACAAGAAACAGGTAGTCCTTTTGCATTTGCAATAAGTTGGGAAGACCAGTTTGGTAGAATAGGTATGACTGATTCTAAAGATGCAACAATAGTAGTCAAACAACCTGATTATAAACCAAAAGGTTTATTTGAAGAATGTATTAAAGAGCTTAAAAAGCAAGAAAAGAAAGCTAAAACTAATACACAAATGACATATTATAATCGTAATCAAGGAACATTATTTAATATGAGAAAAGGTTATCCAGGATTAGAAAGTGATAATCAAGTAAATAATGCACGCCAACCAGGTAATTTCTTTAATTATTATGACCCTGATATTAAAGACAATAAATATCAACAGTTAAGATTAAATTATGACAAAGCTGATGAATTATTTATGGATGCACCTGTAGGCAGTCCTAATCATGATTTATTACAACAAAATTCTATTGAAGCTGAAAGAAAACTTGATGATTATTGTATTGAAAAAGACTACAATCAAGAATGGGGGTTTTAAATGGATAGATTCTTGCGTAATAAAGATATAATCTCGCAAAAGAATCTTAAAGAAGTTACTATTATAGGAGCTGGTGGTGTCGGGTCTTGCCTGATACTAGCAGCCTCTATAATGGGCTTTAAAAAGATACATTTATGGGATTTTGATACACTTGAAGAGCATAATTTGAGTACAACTATGTACCCAGAATGCTTTTTAGGATTACCTAAAACAACAGCAGCTAAAGAATTAGTAAAACATTTTGGCTGTAAAACAGAAATAATAGAACATCAAGAATGGGGTCCACTTGACCCATTGACACCTTGTGTAATGATGGCTCCAGATAATATGGAGATTCGTAAGATTGTTTATATGGCTTGGACACGTAGTAATAAAAGAAAAGTCATTATAGATGGTCGTATGGGAGCATTGACAATGGAAGTCATAACTTGTGACTATTGGAATGATAACTATCTATCAACCTGGAAATCTAGTTCAGAAATAGAAGATGAACCTTGTACTGCAAAGCATACAATATTTACAGCTAACATAATAGCTGGCATAATGTTGTCACAAATATTTAATGTCTTGCATAAAAGGTCTTATCATTCTTACATTTGGAAGTCGTTAGCCCCTTATATGTCGAGAGAACAAGGGCTAGTAATACCAACAAACATGGAGAAAAACAGTGATAAAGAAACAGAAACGCAAACCAGTGTCTCTGAATCCGAAGGTTCTTCTACTTTACGGAGCACCCAAAGTAGGTAAAACTACTATGCTCTCTAAATTAGATAACTGTCTGATTATAGATACTGAAAAAGGCACGCACATGATAGAAGCTTATGTGCAAGAAGTAAATAACCGAGAAGAGTTAATCAAAATTCTTAAAGATGCTATGGAAGGTCATGAATTTAAATACATAGCTATAGACACTATTGATAGAGTTGTACAATGGGCTGAACAAGCTGTTTGTGCAGAATATGAAGTAGCATCTATTGCAGATTTAACATTCGGTAAAGGTTATGCGTTAGCTCGTGAAAAAGTAATGAATACTATCAATGCTTTTAGAGATATCTGTGAACATTTAATTATCGTTGGACATAGAAAGGTTGCTAGGGCAGTCATAGATGGCAAAGCCCTAGTTGAACCTGAATCTTTGGATATAACTGGTAAGCTAAAGAATCTGATTATGTCAGATTGTGATGCTATCGGTTATGTCTTAAGAGAAGATGATAAATTAATGGTTTCATTTAAAGCAGATGAATCTATAGAAGCAGGTAGTAGATGTGAACATTTACGAGGCCAATGTATTGACTTTGATTGGGATAAAATATATAAAAAAGAAGGTAAAAAATGAGTAAGATTAAAGGTTTTAAATCAACACTCAGAAGTAACCCTCACTGCACTAATTTACCACCCAAAGTATGGAATGATATAATGGATTGGAAAATTGGAGA